GTAGCCGGTGTTGCTGGCCGCCGAGCGGTCGCCGGTGTTGCTGGCCGCCGACTGGTCGCCGGTGTTGCTGGCCGCCGAGCGGTCGCCGGTGTTGCTGGCCGCCGAGCGGTAGCCGGTGTTGGTCTGTTCTAACGACCTGTCAACCTTGCTCCAGATCCACTCAATCGCGCGGGTTACCATTTGGTGCATGGAAATTTCCGCTTTGATCGTGATGGTGGCGCTGGCGATTTTGCTGTCGCCTCCATCCTCACGACTGACCTCACCTGCGGCGATTGTCTCGGCGTAGCGGCTTTCCGCTGGCGGGTAGTAGCTGAAGCAGTCGAGCGGGTATTCGCAGGAGTGGAAGCCGCCCGAGCAGGCTTCTACCTTGCCTTTGTGCTCAAACGTTTTGCCCATCTCAAACTGAAAGCCGCGACAGGTGAGGTCTTGCTTGAAACCTTTATAGGTAGTGGTCTGCATTCTGCTATCTCGCTAAGTAGAGGACGAAAAAGGCAACGCACAGCAGAACCAGCGGGTACAGCAGGCCGCGCGTTTTCGGGGTGTGAAAATCTGCACCAGTCACACGGTGACGGTGTTGCATACGTACTAAGGAATTCATGGGGTAGGCTCCTTTTGCTATCTGTGAGCGCGCTGGTTACCCCGTCCGTTTCACCGACACTAAGTCCGGCAGGGCATGCAGCAGCGTGCTCACAGATAGAAAAAAGCCCCGGCGAGCGGGGCAAAGACTACACACAGCAATGGCATTGATTTTGGCGGTTACCCGCGCAGGTATTCTTCGGTGGCCACTACAACCTGGCCTTCCAGCAGTTCGGCGTGCGTACTGGTGACAACCACTGTGTGGTGTGGGTGAACGCTTTGGGCCAGCCACTTGATAAGTGGCCTTACAGCTTCTTCAAACTCAGCTTGTTTCTGTTCTTGCGTTGACATGGTGCTCTCCTTATCAGGACTTGATGGTTTTCGGTAACAGGCCAGCTTTTGCCAGCTCGGCCATGATCTTCTTGCGCAGGCCGTCTTTGGCGGCCGACAGATGGAAACCGGAGCCGGCATAGCGTACGAACACGGTGGCGCCAGATACTTCAGCGGAACCGCTGACGCCTGAATGGATGAAATGTAGGGATTTCATTGGGTGATCCTGTTGGTTTAGAGATCAGAAATTGTTGTTATAAAAATGCTCGAGTGCTGCAGCCAGTTTCTCTTCACTTACTGACATAGCATCCCCGGCAGATTCAGACTCCATCCACAGAACCCCATCACTAAACGGTGAAATAGTGATGTCGCCGATCGTAACGCTTTGGGATTTCCCGCTATCAACGGAGGGGTTGGTATTAGTCTTTCCAAATTTCATCGTGTTTCTCCTCAGTGGTCTTAATGAAGCGCCCCACAGGACGCTTGATAAGTTCACTTTGCCCCGCATTGCCGGCTCCTTGCCCCGCCGCGGTTCCGACGCATGGTTTAAAGTCGCGCCGTTCGACTATGGGGTGAAATTTACTATCTAGATTGTTTTATGTAAACAATTTAAGTGGTAATTTTGCGTGTGAAAATTACAACTAATTGATTCTTAAATACAATTAAATGTGTAAATTTTTACGAGTTCGGATTCAGGGCACAAAAAAGCCCCGTTAGGGGCTTGGAGGGAGCGTTTTAAACTAAGCTGCTATCTTTTACGGCGGTATATGCGGTGCTCAACCATCGTACCTACAATCGCTAGCGGAGTTTCTGTCGTCCGCAGAGTGGCGTGGTCTGGGTTGAGCGGAACTAATTCAAAGCTGGTGTGTCCGGCAGGGCCGATGCCCAAAGGGCGATACTTCTTAAAGGTGGCCTCATGGCTCCCATTCTTGGCAACGACGAATTCGCCAGGGTAGGGTTGAACATCGGGGTCAATAACCACCAAATCACCTTCCTTAAACTCTGGCTCCATAGAGTCTCCGCGGATCCGTAATGCAAACGCCGCAGCTGAAAGGTCTAGTTCTGTAATTAAGTATTCCATCTCTCCATCGAACTGACTTATTGGGCTCGCCTCAGTTAAGGCGCCGGCCTGGATGTAACTTAGGATCGGAACCTTGCGAACATTTATGTCAGCAAGCGGGACTATATCCTCCCCATTTAGCAGCCACTCAGGGCTGCAACGCAGCACGCGCGCCAGCTGTACCAAGTTACGCGACTTCTTCGTACGGCCGCTCTCAATCGACTCGATAGATTGCTGGCTTACCCCCGCTTCCTCTGCGACTTCAGTTTGGGTTTTACCTAATTCGAGGCGACGAGATTTAAAGCGTGCTGCGAAGGACATTGTGATGCTCCCTGTTGTGTGATGTGTGCCACAACATTAAATACAATTTTTGTTGTGTTTGACAAACATCATTAGGGGTTGTTAAATACCACTAAAATTGTAGGAGGTGTTTTATGAACTTGGCATCCAGAATAAAGCAAAGACGAACTGAGTTAAAAATGACTCAGACAAAGCTCGCAGAGCTGGCTGGGGTTAGCCAGCAGGCCATCAACCGCATTGAGAGCGGGATAATCGCACGTCCGCGTTACTTGTTAGAAATGGCGCAGGCGCTCGAATGCAGCCCGTCTTGGCTGGTCAACGGTGAAAATCCGAACGATAAGGCGTAGCCCATGCCAAAACAACAAAATTGGGGCGCCGAGCCTGACGACTGGTTTCACTTTTCGTTTGTGCTGGACCTGACCCCTGATCTGCTGCCGGTGGTATCGCGCCCTGATGCGCCGATCTCGCCGACCAGTAAGCTGAAGACCACCGGTAAAACGCCGAGCCATTACAACGGGCAGGGCATGGTTGCCGGCCTGAAAGACTGGACCGCGCGCACTAGCACCGATGATGATGTCGGACGCTGGGCGAAACAGCCCGATTACGGCATCCTGCTGCAGACGCGCACCGTTCGCGCGCTGGATGTGGATGTGTCCGACCCGGTTGTTGCTGAGGCTGTCCTCAACGCAGTGACCACCATGATCGGCCCGCTGCCAAAGCGTATGCGCGACAACAGCCCGAAATTCCTGCTTGCGTTCCAGCTCGAAGGCCAGATGTCGAAACGCATCCTGCGCACCGAAGCCGGTAACATCGAGTTCCTGGCCACCGGGCAGCAGTTCGTGGCGTTGGGTACGCACCCAAGCGGCGCCCGCTATGAGTGGGAAGGCGGGCTGCCAGACGATATCCCGGTGCTGAGCCTCGAAGATTTCGAGACTGTGTGGTGCATGCTCGAAACCGTGTTCGGCGTAGGCGAGACCGTCGTCGAGAAAGAAGGGCGGGCACGTGACCGTAGCGGGCGAGATGCTGGCGCCACAGACGAGACGGCCGATTACCTCGACGCCAACGACTGGACCCTGGAGTGGGGAACCGCTGGCGAGCGCTATATCCGTTGCCCGTTCGAAGATGGCCACAGCAGCGTGAGCAACGACAACACCGCAACCGCTTATTTCCCTGCGGGCACTGGCGGCTTTGAGCAGGGGCATTTCCGCTGCCTGCATGCCAGCTGTGCGCACCGCAACGACGGAGACTTCCTCAACGCGATTGGCATCCGCGACAACGATTTCGACGTGATACCTGTTGCGCCGACGGAAAAGCCGCCGCTGCCGGCGTTCATTCGCAACGAGAAGACAGGGCAGATCAAGGCCACCATCGACAACGCCGCTAAGGCGGTGATGCGGCCAGATTTCTGCGGCCTGCAGATCCGTTTCGACCAGTTCCGCGACGAAATCATGTTCGCGCCCGAGAGCAGCGACCAGTGGCAGTCATTCGCCGATGCCGACTATTCGCGCCTGCGCATCACCCTGGAGCGCCGAAGCTTCGAAGCGGTGGGCAAGGAGCTGATCCGCGATGTGGTGATGCTGGCAGCCGACGAGCAGCCGTTCGACAGCGCTGTTACCTGGCTGGATTCACTGAAGTGGGATGGCGTGCCGCGCATTGATACCTTCTTCCAGCATTACTTCGGTGTTGAGCCTTCTGCCTACTGCCGCGCGGTGTCCCTTTACACCTGGACGGCGCTGGCCGGCAGGGTGCTGTCACCAGGCTGCAAGGCGGACATGGTGCCTATTCTCGTCGGGCCACAAGGTTGCGGTAAATCCACCGGCGTGGCGGCGCTGTCCCCGGATCCGTCGTTCTTCACCGAGATATCGTTCGCGGAGAAAGATGACGACCTGGCGCGCAAGATGCGCGGGCGCCTCGTGGCCGAAATAGGGGAGCTGCGCGGCCTGCACTCCAAAGAGCTGGAATCCATCAAGGCCTTCATCACCCGCACGCACGAGAACTGGATCCCCAAGTACCGCGAGTTCGCCACGCAGTTCCCGCGCCGACTGGTGTTCATCGGCACCACCAATCAGGACGAGTTCCTCGCTGACGACACCGGTAACCGCCGGTGGCTGCCGCTGCGCGTCGGTAAAGTGGCGGTCGATCAGCTTAAAAAGGATGTTCTGCAGCTGTGGGGAGAGGCGCGGGAGACGTTTAAGCGCCTTGGCGGCGTCCAGTTCCACGATGCGGAGACACTGGCGGCAGGTGAGCACGAGCAGCACACCATTAAGGATGCATGGCTCGAAATCGTCGAGAACTGGCTCGATGCTCCTGACAGCCTCACCGAAGAGGTGCCGCGAACACGCGATTTTTTACGTGCAGCTGACGTTTTGCGCGATGCCATCGGGCTAGACCCGCGCAGCATCGGAAAGCGCGAAGAGATGCGAATAAGTAATGTTTTGCAAAATTGCGGCTATTCGAGGGTTCAACGGCGTGTTGACGGGAAGATGACTCGCATCTGGGTTGTGGTGTAACCACCTGTACCAACCTGCACGAGGTAGGTGGGTACTCTTTAACTGCATGATTAGAAAGGTTTGTACCCACTGTACCCACTGTACCCACCTTTCTACTAGAAACCCCATTTATATATATATAAGGGCTTTCAGGGAAAAGGATCGAAAAGGGTGGGTACAGGTGGTTTCAGGTGGGTACACACGTGAGCTTGTAATTTTTCGCAAGTTACAACGGACAAATAGCAGTTCGCGGCGCGTTGCCATACCAACCGGCACAGTGCGGCGGGCGAGATTGCAAAAAAGATTAGGTTTGATGAGGTCACGACGAATGCGCAGAAATATGCAAGAAGTTTTAGAGCGATGGGGCCGCTGGGCGGTAAGTGAAGAAAAATGCACGTCGGTGGACTGGCCAGCAATGTCCGTAACCCCTGGGCAGGCTTTGCTTGGTGGCGGCAAGACGTGCAGCGATGACGACGGGCTGATGATCGACGGCTGCATCGCCAGGCTGAAGAGCGTGCGCCAGGAAGAAGAGATCTTGATGCTCGGCCTGCGTTACATCGCGGGTTGTTCACAGCGTGACATAGCGGCTGCGGTAGGTGTGCCTCGGGCTGCTGTTGAGCGCCATTTGCAATCAGCAACCAATTTTGTCGAGGGCTGCTTGGCTGTGCTTGATGTGCCACTCGATATGGACCCGGAAGTGGCCGAGATAAAAATAGTTGTGGCTAGCCAGAAACCTATGCTATACCTGTAGCGTGCAAGAGTTGTATACGCACACCGGCCTCGTGAAACATGGCCCCGCTTCGGCGGGGCTTTGTCGTTTCTGGTACCCATCAAGGGAAAACTGTCATAAACAGCCGTTTCAGCCATAAAAAGGGCTATGCAAAATGCGCCCTGTTTTATGCACGGTTTATGCAGTCCGATTTACGCTACATCGATAGGAAAACCACAACAAACACCGCATTAGGGTGACATTTCAACTTGGGGCGATCGGCGCGGTGCGCGAAACGGTCATTATGTTAAAAAGTCCTCAAAAACGACAATTTTCAATGCAAAGCGCCATCCGATAAATCACTGGTTCCCTAAACACCGTAGGGGGTGGATGTCGGTTCCCTTGGTGGATGGCGCTCCGCATTGAGAATACCCATTCACAGCCCTGGCTAAACGCCGGGGCTTTTTCGTTTCTGGAACCCGCCGAGCTGGCCGTGCGCTGGCAGGGGGAGGGGCATGAAAATGAACAACCCTCACAGCTGGCCCGACTGGATCGAGCTGCTGCAATCCTGGTGGCGTGGAGAAACGCCCATCGGGGGTGTGCTTATGTCGATCACGATTACCATTCTGCGTGTTGCCTACACCGGCGGTGGCTGGCGCCAGATGCTGCTGGAAGGGGCGCTATGCGGTGCGCTGACTCTGACAGCGGCGTCATGCATGGGGCTGATTGGTTTACCGCCCGCAGCGACCATAGCACTGGGTGGCGCTATCGGCTTCATCGGCGTTGAGAAGGTGCGCGGCGTTCTGATCCGCGTACTGAACCAGCGCTTCGGCGTCAGCGACGACAACAGCAAACCGCAGGCGTAATCACCATGACACAAGACAAATTCCAACAGGCGGCTGATATCAGCGCCGAACTGGCTGCGCGCTGGTTCAAGCCAATTACTGCAGCTATGGCCGAGTTTGGCATCACAACACCGGTACAACAGGCGATGTTCATCGCGCAGACAGGCCACGAGTCGCTCGGCTTCAAACGCCTGGCCGAGTCTTTCGACTACACACCAGCGGCGCTGCAGGCAACTTTCGGCAGTCGCATCAGCCGTGACCAGGCTTCAATGCTTGGCCGTACTGCTGACCACCCGGCGCGACAGGAGGCGATCGCCAACCTCGTCTACCAGGGGCGCTACGGCAACAAGCTACCCGGTGACGGCTGGAAGTTCCGCGGTCACGGCCTGATCCAGATCACCTTCCTCGACAACCACAAAGCATGCGGCAAAGTGCTGGGCCTCGACCTGGTCGCCAATCCTGAATTGCTGATGGTCGATGTGAACGCAGCGCGTTCTGCGGGGTGGTATTGGCGTTCCCGCAATATTAATCAGGTCGCAAGCGATGTCCGCGAGGCAACCCGGCGTATCAACCCGGCGCTGCACGCACTTGACCAACGCCGTGAACGCTTCGAACGCGCTATTGCGGTGCTCGCATGACATGGCCGCTACCGCATTGGCAGGCCGCTGTTGTGGCGCTGGTGCTCGGTATGCTGGCGTATTTCGCTATCTGCAATCAGGCGCTGCGCCACGAGCGGGACAAACTGCAAACGGCCAACAGTCAGCTGGCTGGCCAACTCGACTGGCAGAACAGCACACAGCGTGCGGTGGCCAGCATCGACGAGCACCGAACCAAGGAACTAAACGATGCGAAGAATCAGATTGATGATCTGCAGCGCCTTGTTGCCGCTGGCGCTCGCAAGCTGCAGCTCTCCGCCACGTGCCCAACCTCCAGCACCACCGGCGTGGTTGATGCAACCGGCCCCCGACTTACTGACGCCGCTGAGCGGGATTATTTCCGTCTCAGAGAGCGAATCGAAACAGCCCGCAGCCAAATAGCTGGCCTGCAGGATTACATCCGCAACGTATGTATTAACCCTACGAGGACAGCGCCGTGACAACAATCGCATGGGACGGCAACACACTTGCTGCAGATAGCCAAGCCACAGCAGAAGGCCTGGTGTGCTCACTTCACGAGCAGAAGATCTACATACCCGGCGATGGCGTAACGTGGACTGTTGCGGGCACTCCGGTTGTCGCCATCGGATGTGCAGGGGATTGTGGCGCTGAATTCGAATTGCAGGACAAATTGGCCGAAGGGCTGACGTACGCCACAGAGTTTTCCGCCGCGTTCTGCTTCTACGCCATTGCTGTTATCGGCCGCGGCCGAGCCTACTTAATTGGAAAGGACGAGGAAGCTACCCGGGCAACCATAAGCCTACAGCTTGACCCACATGCGCTTGGCTCTGGCAGTGCAGTAGGGCGCGCGGCCATGAAGTGCGGCAAGAACGCGGTTGAAGCTGTGGATGTTGCCATTGAGCTGGACGTTTATAGCGGCGGTAACGTGCAGGCTTACACCTGCGCTTACTGACAACCATCACCAGAAGACCCAGGAGAAGAAACCATGTTCACTTTGAAAATTATTACCGCCAACGGAAACGAAGTTATCCACGCGGCGCAGGACCCGATCTTTCACCAGGCCAGCAACACCATTTCGTTTCAGGGGTATGACAACCTGAGCAACTCAGTAACGTTGGGTGAGGGGCAAACGAGAGCAGGCGGCGACGTGGCCTACTTGATGGGCGAACGCGGCGCAACCCTTGCAACGTGGCGTTATCGCCAACCGGAGCGTAGTGGAAACTCAATGCAGCCGATGGATAGCTAAGCGCATTACAGAAGCTCTTCACTGAGGGGCTTCGATAATGACAACCCGCCAATCACGAGGACTCACCAATGGCAGAACTTACCGACCAGCAAAAGCTGCGCCTCAGCATCCTGTCGCTGGTGCAGAACGACACCGCTGCGGCGCAGGAGGCGATCGACTACATCGCCGATGACTCCCTAAAACTGGAGTTGTTTAACCGCCAGTATGCGCTGGCACAGGCTGAACAAACTCCGTTGACCCGTACGATTAAGGCGATCCAGGGCGTGAAAGACGCTTTGCCGCTTTTCCAGTGAGGTGATGCATGAGCAACAAATGGCCGATTTTTACAGGTAATAACACCCAGGTTAACGCTGTGAAAATCAGCGCTATCCGTCAGCAGGACAACGGTTACGGCGTTATTACGCCAGAGGGCGGCTACCCAGCGGTAACCGTGACCGACAGCTTTATGCGCGACTGGAAACCTGTTGTCGGCGGCTATTTGGTGCAGGACGCAACCGGCCAGCTGGTGTTCATGGCCGCTGCCACCTTCGAAGCGCAGTTCACACCTGGCGGTGGCGGCGATGTCACCTCGGCAGATATCACCGATGCGACAACCGTCGGCCGGCAGGTGCTGACCGCAGCCAACTCGGCCGCAGCACGCACTGCTATCGGCGCCGGTACTTCGAGCCTGGCGCTGGGCACCACTGCCGGCACCGCGTTAGCAGGCAACGGTACAGCGGCTGCGGCTACCAAACTGGCGACGGCGCGCACGATTGCCCTGACGGGGGCAGTCACTGGGTCTGCGACTTTCGACGGCACAGGCAACATCTCCATCACAACCACCGCGGGCGCGTAATTTTTCGCGCCTCGCGAGACAGGAATAAATCATGGCAGGAAAACTCAGGGACAAAAAAGAGCTTTTTTGCCGCGAATACATCATCGATCTGAAGGCAGCACCGGCGGCTGAGCGGGCAGGTTATAGCGCCCGTTCGGCCTGCAACATCGGCCCGCGCATGCTGAAAGAACCAGAAGTCCTGGCACGCATCGATGAGCTTAAGCGCGAACGCATTTCGCAGCTGGGCATCGATGCTAATTACGTGCTGCTGCGCCTGGTGGAGATCGACCAGATGGACGCGGCAGACATCTTCAACACCGACATGAGCATTAAAGCGATCATCGACTGGCCCCCGGTCTGGCGTCGCTATTTGAGCGGCTTCGACCTGGCCGAAATGTTTGAAGGTCGCGGAGAAGACCGCGAAATGGTCGGCTTGCTTAAAAAAATCAAATGGCCTGACAAGGTTCGAAACCTTGAGCTGATCGGTAAACACATCAGCGTGCAGGCCTTCAAAGACAAAATCGAGACTGAGGATGTCACCCCGCCGGCTAATCGCGAGGTGCGGCAGTCGCGCATTAAGGAGTTGCTCAACCGTGGTAAACGCAGCGATTGACCTTGACGACCTGACCGACGACGAGCAGGCCGAACTGCTCGCATTGTTGGAAGAGGAAGACGAGTTTCGCCGCACGCACCTGCTCTATGAATTCCGCCCATACACCAAGCAGCGCGAGTTTTTGGACGCTGGCGGCGATTACACCGAGCGCTGTTTCATGGCCGGTAACCAGTTGGGCAAATCCTACACCGGCGGCGCCGAGGTTACTTTCCACCTCACTGGGCGCTATCCGGGCGGCGCAGGCTATCCCGACGATGGTGCTTATGATGGTGACTGGCAAGGACGCCGGTTTAATGAACCTGTGGTGTTCTGGGTCGGTGGCGAGACCAACGAAACCGTCACCAAAACCACCCAGCGTATTCTTTGCGGCCGTATCGAAGAGAACGACGAGCCAGGCTACGGCTTGATCCCGAAAGAAGACATTATCAGCTGGAAGAAATCGCCGTTCTACCCGAACCTGGTCGATCACCTGCTGGTGCGCCACCACGCGCCAAATGGCGTTGAAGATGGTATGTCTATCTGCTACTTCAAACCGTACTCGCAAGGGCGCCAGCGCTGGCAGGGGGACACGGTGCACGGTGTCTGGTTCGACGAGGAGCCGCCGTACGCGATCTACTCTGAAGGCCTGACCCGTACCAATAAATACGGCCAGTTCTCGCTGCTGACATTTACCCCGTTGATGGGGATGTCAGCTGTTGTCACCAAGTTCGTGAAAAATCCGAGCAAAGCGCAAAAGGTCATCACCATGACCATTCATGACGCCGAGCACTATTCGGATGAAGAGCGCGAAAGGATCATCGCGTCGTACCCAGAGCACGAGCGCGATGCCCGTTCAAAAGGCATCCCGACGATGGGCAGCGGCCGCATCTTCCAGATCCCTGAAGAAGTCATCAAATGCCAACCGTTCGAATGTCCTGATCACTTCTACGTTATCAATGGGCAGGACTTTGGCTGGAACCACCCGCAGGCACATGTGCAGCTGTGGTGGGATAAGGACGAGGACGTGTTCTATCTTGCTCGGGTCTGGAAGAAGAGTGAAAAGACTGCGATCGAAGCATGGAGCGCAGTTAAACCCTGGGCGAACAACATTCCTGTGGCATGGCCACACGATGGCCTGCAGCACGAGAAGGGCGGCGGTGAGCAACTGAAAGTCCAATACAGTGATGCCGGCTTCAGAATGCTGAAGGACCACGCCACTTGGCCGGACGGCGGTAACGCGGTCGAGCCTGGGCTTGTTGAACTGCGCGATCTGATGCTGGAAGGCAAATTCCGCGTGTTCAATACCTGCGAACCTTTTTTCGACGAGTTCCGGCTCTATCACCGCGACGATAACGGCAAAATAGTGAAGCTGAACGATGACGTTATGTCTGCCGTTCGCTATGCCTACATGATGCGCCGCTTCTCGCGGATGATGCGCGACATCAGGAAGCCTAAAGAGAAAAAAATCCCAGCGCCAATACGGCCGATCCCACGTCCCACGAGGTAGATGATGGCTGACAACGACAAGCAGCAGGACAGGCTGCAGACCATCCTGACGATTTTCGATCGGGATTGGATGTCTAGCGACGAAGCCAGAACCGAAGCGACTAACGACTTGTATTTCTCAAGAGTTAGTCAGTGGGATGACTGGCTCAACCAATACACAACGCTGCAGTACCGGGGGCAGTTCGACGTTGTCCGCCCGGTGGTGCGCAAGCTGGTCGCAGAGATGCGCCAGAATCCGATCGATGTGCTGTACCGTCCCAAAGACAACGCTGACCCCGACGCTGCCGATACGCTGATGGGCATGTATCGCACGGACATGCGCCACAACACGGCAAAAATCGCCGTCAACGTGGCGGTGCGCGAGCAGATAGAGGCGGGCGTCGGCGCCTGGCGTCTGGTCACTGATTATGAAGACCAGGACCCGACCAGCAATAACCAGGTTATCCGCCGGCTGCCGATCCATGAGGCATCGTCGCACGTTGTCTGGGACAGCAACGCTAAGCAGATGGACAAATCAGACGCCAAGCACGTGACAGTAATCAACGCCATGAGCTTGGGTGGTTGGGAGGCATACGCCGAGGAGCAAGGTTTCGACCCCGACGATATCCCCGACTTCCAGAATCCAGACATGACCTGGCTATTCCCCTGGCTGACAAAGGATGTCGTCTACGTCGGCGAGTATTACGAAGTTGAAGAGAAGAAAGAGACCGTTTTCATCTATCAGGACCCACTGACAGGCGAACCGGTGAGCTATTTCAAACGCGATATTGCGGACGTGATCGACGACCTGGCCGAACGTGGCATGCAGAAAATCGCAGAGCGCAAGGTTAAGCGCCGCCGCGTCTATAAGTCGGTTATCACCTCGTCATGCATTCTTAAAAACCGCGAGCTGATTGCCGGGGAGCATCTACCCATCATCCCCGTTTACGGGGAGTGGGGCTTTGCGGGGGATAAAGAGGTTTACGAAGGTGTCGTCCGTCTGACCAAAGATGGCCAGCGCCTGCGCAACATGATCATGTCGTTCAACGCTGACATCGTCGCCCGGACGCCGAAGAAGAAGCCTTTCTTCTGGCCGGAGCAGATCGCCGGCTACGAATATATGTATAGCGGACAGGATGATTTCCCGTATTACCTGTTGAACCGTACCGACGAAAACGGCGGCGACATTCCGCCGCAACCACTCGGCTATATGGACAACCCAGAGGTGCCACAGGCCAACGCCTATATGCTTGAGGCGGCGACAAACGCAGTGAAAGAGGTCGCCACTCTTGGCGTTGATAGCGAGGCCGCCGGCAGCAATGTGGCATTCGACACTGTCAATCAGTTGAACATGCGCGCCGATCTGGAAACCTACGTGTTCCAGGACAATCTGGCGACCGCTATGCGCCGCGATGGTGAGGTGTATGCCTCAATGGTTAACGACATCTACGACGTGCCGCGAAATGTCCTGGTGACGCTGCCCGATGGCAGTGATAAGGACGTACAGCTGATGACGCAGGTTGTCGACTACCAAACAGGCGAGGTCGTTACGCTGAACGACATCCGCGGCCGGTATGAAACCTATACCGATGTAGGGCCGTCGTTCCAAAGCATGAAAGCGCAAAACCGGGCGGAGATCCTCGAGTTGCTGAGCAAGGTTCCGCAGGGTACCCCTGAGTTCCAAATGCTCATGCTGCAATACTTCACGCTGCTTGATGGTAAGGGTGTGGAAATCATGCGCGAGTACGCTAATAAGCAGCTAGTTACCATGGGCCTCAAGAAACCTGAGACCCCTGAAGAGATTCAGATGGTTCAACAGGCGCAACAGCAGCAAGGGCAGCCAAGTGCAGAGGATAAGCTCGCACAGGGGGCATTGCTGACTGGGCAGGCTGATTTGATGAAGGCGCAGAACGACCAGGCCAAAATTCAGGTCGATGCGTTCAAAGCCCAGACGGACTATCAAGTGGCCGCTGCAAAAGTGGTGCAGCTTCTCGCTTCGGCGGATAGCACCAAGAAACAAGATGTTCTCGCTGCGCTTAAATTGCTCGGCGACTTCCAGAATAAGCAGGGCGATAGCGCCCGAGCTGACGCTGAGCTTGTCCTCAAAGGGCAAGGACAAATTCACTCACGCCGCATGGATTTGACCAATCTCATGCAGCAAGCAAATCAACCTTCCGGCGGAGCAGCCGAGATTCCTCAATAGCGAGAGATTAAATCATGACCGACACCACCGAAATTCAGGCAACTGAAGAACAAACCCTGCCCGTCACCCAGCAGGCGGCACCTGCGAGTGATCAGCTGGTTGATAATGCCAACGCCAGCGAAGGCCAGGAAGACGGCTTCGATATTGTCCTGAACGACGATGAGGCAAAACCTAAGCAGGATCCCGCTACCAACGCCAAATTCGCGGCTAAACGCCTCGAGCGCAAACGCCAGCGGGAGCTTGAGCAACAAGCCGAAGCGGTCCAGCGCGGCGAACTGCCGGATACCCTGCGAGTGGCTCCTGAGCTGCCAGCACAGCCGGATATCAACACATATCTGTCTGATGATGGCCTTGCCCAATACGACTACGACCAAACGCGCGCACTTGCCGCTTTCAATGCAGCCAACACCGAATGGCTGATGAAGGCACAGGATGCTCGCAGCAACGCCGTGGCCGCCCAGGGCAAGAAAACCCAGGAGTTCACTCAGCAGTCAGCCGTTTATGTGGATGCAGCACGTAAACACTACGACGCCGCTGAAAAACTCAACCTGCCGGACTATCAGGCGAAAGAAGACGCCTTCCGCGCGATGCTCGCCCCGGGTATCGATACGGAGATCATGGCGTTGTTCCCGGAAAAGTCCGCAGCGATTTTCTACCACCTGGGTACGAACCCAGAGAAGGCGCGCAGCATCCTGAGCCTGCCGCAAACGCAGGCCATCATCGAGCTAACACGACTGTCAGACCGTTTAACTCTCAAACCACGCGGTAAGCAAATCTCCGGCGCGCCGGCGGTGGATGAGCCTGTGCAAGGTCAGGCCGCTGCAGCGAACCGAGACTCGCTCCAGAAACAAATGGAAGCCGCCGCCAACAAAGGCGACACCGCGACTTACCGCATGCTCAAACAAAAGCTTAAGGAACTCAAATAATGTCTCTTAACGAAGGCCAAATGATCACCTACGCGGTGGACGAAATTGTCGAAACCGTAGAAAACCTGACGCCAATGGCGCAGAAAACCAACAAATACGCCCCGGCGGCACCGTCAATGCAGCGCTCTGGCAACACTTTCTGGTTGCCGGTTGAGCAGGAAGCGCCGACCCAAAGCGGCTGGGATCTGACTGACAAAGCAACTGGAGTGCTGGAATTGTCCGTGAAGTGCAACATGGGCGACCCAGACAACGACTTCTTCCAACTGCGTGCTGACGACCTGCGCGACGAGCGTTCCTATCGTCGCCGCATCCAGGCGTCAGCCAAAAAATTGGCGAACAACGTCGAGAAGGCGATTGCGCAGCAGGCGGTTGATATGGGTTCGCTGGTTGTCACCAACCCGCAGCCAATTGGCACCGCAACTGGCAGTGGCTGGGACTTCGTCGCAGATGCAGAAGAGATCATGTTTGCTCGTGAACTTAACCGCGACGCGGGCCTGTCTTATTTCTTTAACCCGGGCGATTATAAGCGCGCAGGCCACGACCTGATCAACCGCGACATCTTCGGCCGCATCCCTGAAGAGGCCTATAAAAACGGCAGCATTCAGCGACAGGTGGCCGGTTTTGATGACGTACTGCGTTCTCCTAAACTGCCAACTCTGGCGGCATCTACTGCCACCGGGCTGACCGTCGCCGGTGCGCAGAAGTTCAAGCCTGAAGCGTGGCGTGAAGATACCGACGGCAACAAGGAAAACGTTGATAACCGCGTGGCTACCGTCACCCTGAGCGCCGGCACCGGATTGAAGCGTGGCGACAAAATTAGCTTTGCTGGCGTGAAGTATCTGTCGCAGATGGCTAAAAACGTGCTGACTCACGACGCCACTTTCACCGTTGTTGCGGTGAACGGTGCCAATGTGACGATCGCACCTAAGCCGGTTGCGCTGGATGACACCGCTCTGACCGCTGAAGAACGTGCGTATGCGAACGTCAACACCTCTCTGGCTAACACCATGGCGGTGAACATCTTGAACGTGAAAACCGCAGAAACGAACGTGTTCTGGGCTGATGACTCCATCCGCCTGGTATCGCAGCCGATCCCGGCTAACCACGAACTGTTCGCGGGCATGAAAACCCAATCGTTCGCCATCCCTGGCGTTGGCCTGAACGGTATCTTCGCGACGCAGGGCGATATCTCTACCCTGGCGGGTAAATGCCGTATTGCGCTGTGGTACGCAGCATGTGCTGTGCGTCCGGAAGCGATTGGCGTCGGCCTGGCCAACCAGACCGCTTAACCAACTGAAAAGGGGCTCCGGCCCCTTGTTCTTTGTTGAGGATTAACCATGTCCCAGATGATTTACAAACACGGTGGCGACACGCTGGTGTGGGGGCTGAAAGCCCACGTGAAGGTGATCGAGGCCGACGAACTGGACGAGCACCTCGCCGATGGTTGGCTTGCCCACCCATCACAGCTTTTTGATGCTGCTGAGCCTGAGCCTGAGCCTGAGCCTGAGCCTGAGCCTGAGCCTGAGCCTGAGCCTGAGCCTGAGCCGGTGAAGAAGCAACGCAAAGGCAAATCCTCGGCCTCAGATAGCGCCGAAGAGTTCGTTTAACCACGGTAGGCGGTGACCATGAATCTCACGACCAAAGGCGATCTGGTGCTCGCCGCGCTGCGCAAAATTGGCATCGCCTCCAACGCCACGCTGACCGATGTTGAGCCGCAGTCTGTTGAAGATGGCGTGAACGACCTCGAAATGATGATGGCGGAATGGCGAGAGGATCCGGCGGTCGGCATCGACATTGGCTATCAGTTTGCCGCTGAAGGCGAACCGGCGATGGATGGCGACGACCACGGTCTGAAAACGGCGCACCTCAGCGCGGTGTACCACAACCTGGCCATGCGTATTGCACCAGATTACCAGATTGAGCCATTGCAGAAGGTGGTGACCACCGCACGCTATGGCAAGGAACTGCTGGTCAAGTCCTCCGCGCTGAAGCGCGCGAAAACAGTGTATCGCGACGCTGGCTACCCGAACCGGATGCCAATCGGATCTGGCAACCGAATTCCGACCTACAACGGCCACCACTATTTCCATCGTAAGGGTGATGAAGATGCCGACTCTTCCACTGGCTAAAGGCCTCGGTAAAGACTACCGCAATGCGGATTATGTCGACCTCCTGCCAGTTAATATGCTGGCCACTCCGAAAGAAGTGCTGAATGCCGCCGGCTATCTGCGTTCTTTTCCTGGACTGGCGAAGAAGGCCGATGTAGCAGGAACATCCCGCGGTGCGGAGTTCAACACCGTGCAAAACCTGGTTTACCGCGTTGCTGGCGGTAAGTTGTACAAGGGTGTTGAAGAGCGGGGAGACGTCTCTGGTTTATTGCGGGTCAGCATGGCCCATAGTGCTACCAGCCACGCAGTTGCTGCCAACGGCGTGCTGACCATGTACCGCTATGACAGCACGATAAAAACGCTGCAGAACTGGCCTGAAACGGTCGGGGACGTTACATATGCCCAATACGATATCGGCAATGTTCGCGACGTATGCCGGGCTCGTGGCCGCTATGTATGGGTGAAGGACGGGACTCAAACCTTCGGGGTTACCGACCTTGAGGACGAATCGCACCCGGACCGCTTCCGGCCGTTTTACAGCGCGGAGAGCCAGCCCGACGGTATTCTCGGCTGCGGAATATGGCGCGATTTCGTGGTGATGTTTGGCTCAAGCACTATCGAATATTTCTCCCTCACCGGTGCGGCAGATAGCACATCGGCGATTTATGTATCTCAACCATCGCTGATGGTGCAGAAGGGGATCGCCGGCACTTACTGCAAAACCGAATTCGCGGACGCCTTCGCGTTTATCAGCCATCAATCCACTGGTGCGCCATCCATCTATCTTATCAATAGCGGGCAGGCCACAACGATCGCTACATCAACAGTTGAGAAGGTGCTACGCGGTTACACGGCGGAAGAATTGGCAACTGGCATACTGGAAACAGTTAGGTTCGATAGTCACGAATTGCTGCTTGTTCATCTACCGCGGCACGTTCTGTGCTACGACGCTGCTGCAGGGCAAAACGGCCCTCAATGGTGCATTCTTAAAACAGGGCTGTTCGAGGATGTGCACCGGGCGGTCGATTACATGTTTGAGGGGAACCAGATCACCGCCGGTGACAAGCTCGAGCCGATAACCGGTGCTTTACGTTTTGACTCGTCCGCGCAATATGAAAAGCAGGCGGAACACTTGCTTTTCACGCCAATGTTCAAAGCCAACAACGCCAGGGTGTTCGATTTCGAGCTGGAAGCAGCCACTGGCGTTTCACAGTATGCAGAACGCTTATTTATCTCTGCAACGGCAGACGGGTCGAACTACGGTCGCGAGCAGATGATCGACGCCAATGCGCCTTTTGCCTACGACAAGCGAGTGCTGTGGCGTCGTCTCGGCCGGGTGCGCAAAAACATTGGCTTCAAAGTCCGAGTGATTACTCGTTCGCCAGTGACGCTGAGCGATTGCTCGGTAAGGATTGAGTAATGGCTGACGATAATCTCACAAAACCCGTCACAGTACAGATGACGCGAATTGATGCAACGCTGCTACCGCCCATCTTCTCACAGCCTTATCGGTTGTATGTCGTACAGCAAGGTACGGACCTGGGTAATGTTGCTGGTAAGGCCAACGAGGCGGGCCAGGGCGCGTGGGATGCTCAGGTAAAAAACGACGAGCAGGATCTGGTACTCGCAAACCACGAAAGCCGAATCACTTCAGCTGAAGCTAAATTGGTGAACCACGAAATCCGCATATCGGCAGCGGAGGCAACACTGGTTAACCACGAGGAGCGAATTACGTCGGCTGAAGCGGCGCTTGTAAATCATGAGGGGCGGATCACAACTCTTGAAGACGATGTTGATTATTTACTCGACGAAGTCGCGAGCCAAGGTACCCGGCTAACAACTGCTGAAGGTGATATCGATATCCTGGAAACCAACTCGGTATCGAAAGCTGTCTCTACCAGTCAATCCGTCCAGGCAACTGGCGGGTCGTTCCTCGTCGGGAACGTGCCAGCACCTACTACTGACAAGCTACAGATTGGCGGCAGCACCAACGTCAGCGCTTCGTACAAGGTTGGGGGGCTACAGGTCGTTGGTACGCGGCAGACTGGGTGGGCGGCGGCAACTGGTACGGCAAACAAATCAGTATTTAACGCTGATCTGGCGTTCACTGTCGGCGCCACGTATTCACAAACCGAAATCCAGGCTTTGGCCAACGCGTTGATAGAGGCACGGCAACGCATCAAAGCGCTGGAAGATGCAATGCGAACTCACGGACAGATTAACTAATGCAAATAAAGCTCATCGACAACCCGGTGAAGCTTGCAGAATTCCTCAACAACCCAACAAACACAGGAAACATCGTTGATAGCGGTGATCATTACTTCATCAAGCCTGATGCGGTATATCTCGGCATCTACGAAGGGTTAATCCTGGCTGGCGTCCACGAAGTACGCAATTTCTGGCATAGCGTTGTTGAATGTCATGCAGTTTATGAGCCTGGGTTTCGCGGCGAGTATGCACTGCAAGGCCATCGGTTGTTCTGCAAATGGCTTCTCGAAAACTCTCCGTTTCTGAATAGCGTCACCATGGTTCCAGATACCACAAAATACGGGCGCATTATCATCCGCCTCCTGGGTGCAACTCGGATAGGCCACCTGGATGACGCCTATCTCAGTAATGGCAAGCCAATCGGCGTCACGCTGTATCAGTTAAAACGCTCGCAGTATGAGGACATGCAAAAATGCTAATTTTCCAGCTTATGAACAAAGTGCGCGATAGTGCTGTTCCATGCAAGGGAGGTGACAGCGGCGCGGGTGCGCAGGCCGATGCGACAAATCGCGGCATCGATCTGCAGCGTGAAATGTGGCAAACCAACATGCAGAACTTGGCACCGTTCACCCCACTGGCGCAGCAATATGTTGGTCAACTGCAAAACCTTTCCTCGCTAGGCGGCCAGCAGCAGGCGCTCGGCGACTATTACAACTCAGGCCAGTTTAAAGACATGGCGAACCAGGCGCGCTATCAACAGCTGGCATCTGCCGAAGCTACTGGCGGACTGGGGTCAACAGCAACCAGTAACGGTCTGGCGACAATCGCCCCGATGCTGGGCCAGAACTGGCTTACCGGGCAGATGAACAACTATCAGAACCTTGCCAACATTGGCCTGGGCGCGCTTCAGGGGCAAGCCAATGCGGGACAATCTTACGCTAACAACACCGGGCAGTTGCTTCAACAGCAGGCATCATTATCGGCGGCGAATGCTAATCAGCCCTCCAAACTTGGAGGGGCTTTGCAAGGTGCTGCAGCGGGGGCAGCGGCAGGAACCGCGATTATGCCAGGGTGGGGTACCGCGATCGGTGCTGGTGTTGGCGCGCTTGGCTCACTGTTTTAAGGGGGATTTATGGCAACGTGGCAACAGGGTAACGCTGGCAGCCTGTTGGCGGGCATCGGCACCAATAACACGAACGCTCCACAGGCAAGCGATGCAAACACCGCGCTGAGCCTCATCCGCGATAATAACGACCGTACGCGCGCAGGGGAGAACAACCTCGGTCTGCAGCTGGCAGGCGCTGCGGGGTCAGTCTTCAACAGCTATAAGCAAGGCGAACAGGTCCAGCGGCAGAAGGCATTCCAGCAGGAATACGCAAATGCGTTTGATTCTGGGGATCGCGGCGCGATGCGTAGTCTGGTAGCCAAGTATCCGGAGCAGTTCGAAGCGGTACGCAATGGCATGGGCTTCGTCGACGAGGACCAGCGCAATACTGTCGGCAGCCTGGCAGCGTCGGCTCGCCTGGCGTCACAAAGCCCCGAAGCTATGGGGCAGTGGTTGCAGAAAAACGCTGGTGATCTGACGCGTGTCGGCGTTAACCCCTCCGACGTGGCGCAGATGTACCAGCAAAACCCCGCTGGCTTTGGCCAGTTCGTAGACCATCTGGGGATCGCCTCGCTCGGCCCGGATAAGTATTTTGACCTCCAGGCGAATAATGCCAAGTTGCAGCAGACCGGACAGATAGCGCAGGCAAATCTCAACCTTGGCCAGCAGCGCTTGCAGCAACAGGCACAGTACCAACAAGGCACACTGGCGCAGGGCCAGCAGCAACTCAATCTTACCGCCCAAAAGAATCAGGCTGATAACGCCAATAAGCAGTTGGAACTGAGCATGAAAGCGGGCGAGAACAGCGCTAAGTCGCAAGCCACGCAACAGGCCGCTGTGCAGAAAATGCAGGACTATGTAGGAGCGCATGAAAGTAACGCCAATAACGTGGCCAGCATGTACGACACTGTTAATCAGGTAAAGAGTATCCCGCCTGAAGTCTTCGACCGCGTGTTCGGATTTGGCGGCACAGTCAACTCCCGGATCCCCGGTACCGAGTCAGCGGACGCATGGTCCAAAATCGAGCAGATGCAGGGGCAGGCACGCCTGATGGGGGTTATCGGAATGAAGGGCACCGGCCCGGTGTCAGATTCTGAGGGCCAAGCGGCCGCGCGCGCCTTCCTGGCGATTAACCAGAATATGTCCCCGAAAGCAGCACGTGCCGCCGTAGACAACTGGCAGAAGGTGCTGCAGCGTCAAACTAATTACCTGCAAAAACAGCAGCCAACGATCGATACCTATCAGCAGAAGATCAGTGCGTTTAATGCTGGACAGGGCGGCACGGCCGCACCGCGAACGGGGCAAAATCAGGACGGTTATACGTTCCTTGGTGGCGATCCGAGCAACCCTAACAGCTGGAGAAAAAACTAATGGCAGGCCCTTGGGAGAAATATCAAAGCGCGCCAGTGGACACACCAGCTTCTGACGGGCCGTGGAGCAAATACCAGTCGCCGCAAGCCGAACAATCGCCACCTCAACAGGGTGGCGATATTGTTTCTGCTGCTGAGCAACGTTTCGGGATCCCAGCAGGGTTGCTCAGTGCGGTGATCAGCAAGGAAAGCAGCGGCAATGCGGATGCTGTCAGCGGGAAAGGTGCTATCGGTCTGGCACAGGTGATGCCTGCCACGGCGCGTGGCATGGGCTACAACCCGGAAGAGTTGAAGCGCAATCCGGCACTCCAGGTCGAGGCCGGTGCCCGCTATCTGAAACAAATGCTCGACGCGCACGGTAACGTGCCGGATGCGCTGGCCGCCTATAATTGGGGGCCGGGCAATGTGCAAAAGTTTATGCGCGGTGAAAAGACGCAGATCCCGACGGAAACCGTCAACTACGTTACGGACCCGCGTTTCGCACAATGGACGCAGCCCGCTGCGCAGCCAGGAAGTGAAGGTGAATTGGCGCAGCTTTCCCAGCAGGCGGCGCAACCTTGGGCACAGGCAGCACCGGAGCCGACTTTAGCGGAGAACCTTGGGCAAGCGGGGCGTGGTCTGGCACAAAGTGCTGTTAACGTCGCCAACATCCCCGGACAGGTGGTAAACACCGCCCTTGGCGCTGCGGGCGTGCCAACGGAGGACCAGGTGATGCAGTTGCGACTGCCTGAAAGTATGCAACCAACGGACTCCTACGCGCAACTGGGCGCGGAAATCGGCCCGTACTTGATGCCTTTACTCGGACAAGCACGAACCGGTGCTGCACTGGCATCAGTAGCAACTTCTGGTCGTGCAGAACGTATTGCCACACAAGCGGCCAATATGCTGGCGGAAAACCTTCCCGGCGCGATTGCGCAATCCACTCAGAATAATGACCTGTCGGGTAACCTTGCCGCCGGACTGGCGGGGAGCGTGATCGGCCGCGGGCTGTTGGCTGCCGGAGGGCGCGCCGCCGGTGCAATCCGCAATACTGCTCAGCGTGAAGGGCAGACAACAGTAGCAGCGGCTGAGCAGGCAGTACCAACAGCACCAACTACACCAGGAGCGCAGACGGCTGCCGTAGTGCCACCTGAGCAGGTCAATCCTTTGGAAGATTCTGTCCGCAACATGGCTAATCAGCGAAAACCAGATTTAGCATCATCTCTAGATAGTGTTAATCCGCAGCCTGAGGCGGACATTCTGCAGTCCGCCAATCGCCTAGGCGTTGACGACGCGCTCTTGCCATCACACTTCTCCGGCAATCAGCAATATCGTGCTGTTGAACAGGCCCTTAAATCGCGGAAGGGCTCAGTGCTGCAAGTCCAGGAAGATGAAGCGATTAATGCTCTGGCGAAAAGGACAGGAGAGTTAATTGATGGCGCTGCTGGCTCCCCTGATGCGCTAGCCGCTGGGAGCAAGTTTTACAGTGAGATGCAGGGGCGAATGGGGTCTCTGGAGCGGAGAAGCGATCAACTCTATGCCAGAGTCGATAGCGCTATGCCACCTGGTAAACCTGTTGCTGCAGACAACACAGCGCTGCATTTGGAGAAGGAAGCAGATAGCCTAGGCGGATGGGAGAATCTTGACACCATTGAGCAGCGGGTATTTAAGGCGATAAACCCCGGTGAAAACGGAACCCTGACATATGCCAATCTCAATAAACAGCGGCGTCTAGTGGGGCAAGCCCTTTACAAAAAGAGCGGCCCTTATAAAGACGCTGATGAGGCTGCGCTCTCCCGCCTGTATGCAAATCTTTCAGAGGACCAAAAGGTTGCTTTGGGGGGGCTGGGGGCGCGTCGTGAGTTCGAAGTAGCCCAGCGGCTTGTGCAGATGCGTAAAACACTGGAAGAGCAGGATCTCGCACTTCGTGGCGGAAATCTAACAGGAGATGTGGGGCACCGGGCTACTAGCGCGCTGCAGAGTATGGCTAAAGGGGATGGTAAAGCATTCAGAGAGCTGATGAACAACGTGCCTTCTCGCAACATGAAATATGAAATCATCGCCACTGGTATGCGAGACATGCTCTCAACCGGAAAGAGGGGGGCCGATTTTAATCCAGGGGGTTTTGCTGACTGGTGGCAAAACATGAAATCGAGCGGGCAGCTTCGGCTACTATCGCAGCACGCCCCGCGAGAGCTTATGACTGGTCTTGCCGACGTTTACAATGTGGCTCGTGGTATCCAGCGTGCTCAAAAAGATGTGATTAAAACTGGCGTGTTAAATGAGTTCGTCAGCCGGTTTAATCGAGTAACGCAAGGACATGAGATGGCCGCCAAGTACGCGCAGAGAGTCGGCGTGGTCGCGGGTGCGAAGGGCGGCGCACTGGGGTCGCTTATCGGGGACTCGATAGGCGCAAAAATAGCTGAAAAGGCCAGGCTTTCTGGAGGGGCGGGCTCAGCTGATGCCGCTGAGAAGCTAATCGCATCTCCAGAATATCAACAGGCCTTTAAAAGTGCTAGACCTGCTGGGAAAGCCCAGGGCGCCGATATCGATAGCGCTGCTCGGCGATCATCCACGTGGGCGGAGTTTATCGCCTCGTTACCTGAAACTGATCGTAAGGTCATTGCACGTATCGGTATTTTGGGCTGGCTCTCTGCCAATATAGATGACAGAAAGTATTAGTTAGTAGCCAAGGAAGGCACTAATTATTGCGATTGAATTTCGCCCAATCACATTCGAGCGAAACTATATTTTTGTTTACTATGTCGACAGATGCGCTTGTGCAGGCATCGCCGGCTACGTGCCATAGCTTTATAGTGGCACCAGATAGCTCTTGAGCGAACAGTGAATAGCTGTCATTTTTCTGAATGAGGACATGGTGATCTGTATCGTCAAAAACCCATACATTTATTTTCGATTCTGTATTTATGTCTTTGCGGGAGAATACTGTCGAAGTCTCCCCTTTAGCCTGAGTTATGGCATTCTGCAATAGTGGTGAATTATCAGGGGCCGTCTCAGAAGAGGAGGTTTTAATTGAGGAAAGTATTATCACTATTAAGGCGGCACACGCGATAGCGAACACCGCGACCACTACGTCCCGTTTAAACCTAGAGAACCCGCTTTTGACATCTTGATATAGAGAATCTTTCACTTAAAACCTCCTATGTTTTGTTAAGCATAGCATGGGGTTATTGGTCTTTTCGATACATCGCTGTGAGTGTTTCGACCACAACCTTTTTGAACTGCTCGGCGTGTTCGTGCGCTAGGCGTTCGGCATCGTCACGAAAGCCGGCTATTTTTGGCGGTTGCGATAGCGCCTCTTCGATTATCAGCGTGATCTCGGCATTTAGCGAACGGCCATTCATTTTGGCGCGCTGCTTAATCTTGCCGTGTATTTCTTTCGGTAACCGTAAATGAAACTGTGTCTCTAACTCTTCCATAGTCGTGCCTCACCGGTGGGTGGATCGGCATGATATGGCGAACTGTATAAATCAACAATAGTACCAATTTGGTACTTAGACAAATCAAAACACTACCGCAAGCCGCGCCTTGTGGGGATTTCGCACGCCTGGAGAAAAATAAATGGCTGACACCATTACCCCGAACGTCGTTGTTTCAATGCCAGCACAGCTGTTTACGCTCGCCCGCGCATTCAAGGCGGCGGCGAACGGCCGGATTTACATCGGTAAAATCGACACCGATCCGACAATTCCCGAAAATCAGATCCAGGTATATCTCGAAAACGAAGACGGTACGCACGTCCCGATCGCCCAGCCGATCATCATCAACACTGGCGGATATCCGGTTTATAGCGGCCAGATCGCCAAGTTTGTGACTGTGCAGGGCCACAGTATGGCGGTATATGATGCCTTCGGTGTGCAGCAGTTCTATTTCGCTAACGTTCTTGGTTACGACCCAGATCAGTTTCGGCCTGATTTTGAAAAGTTTGTTAGCGGGTTAGCATCACCTGCGGGGCCGAAATATGTGGGCAGATGTCCCGATGTTGCGACACTGCGAACAATTGAGCCAACGCTCCCCGATCAGAAAGTAGACCTAGTGCGGTATGCCCCCGGTTATGCTGGTGGTGGCAGTGAAATTTATTACGATCCGAACGATACTACGACGCCTGATGATGGGGTCATGACGTTCGTAACGCCTGGAGGTGCGCGCTGGAAGCGACCCAACACCGGTGAGATTCCGCTCGAGTGGGCCGGTTACAACCCATCGGCAAGCAACGCTGCCGCTGCGCTGCAGAAAATCATAAATCTGATAGTTGCTATTGCCGTGCGTACAAAAAGTTTTGCGGATCTGCCGGAGATTATCATAAAAAAAGGCAGATATACGATGACTACAACGGTTAAGCATGCGCCGTTCATTACTATAAAATCGCAAGGCAACGTCATTTTTAGTTTCGCTGGGTCTGATCTCATAGGTTTCAACGTAACAAACGTGTGGGATGGTTTACAGAATACGGATGTATCATTTCAAGCCTCAAGCGGCGCTTATTTCCTCGATGGAAGCGGGGGAATGATAAACATCATCGGGATCGGGACGGACACTAGCACGCAGGCAGGGGTTCAAATGGGTAACTCTACTACCGGCTATCCTAATTTCCGAGAAGCAAAGATCAGGAACATCCTTGTATCAGGCTTTATTGCTGGCACCCGTTGGAAGTCTGTAGACACCTATCTTTGCACAGTCTATGACAGCCGTTTTGAACGGAACCGCCATGGTCTTCTTGTCGATGACACAACCGCCAGAAATAGCGGGGAAAAATCAACATTTTTTAAATGCGTTTTCGGCGATTGCAGCGACAATACAATCAACCACAATGCATCTGGCATGAACTTTGATTTCATAAGCTGCAGCTTCGATTTTACTCCAGCTCACATAGTCGCATTCCGTGCATCAGGCGCATACTCTGACCTGACGTTCATAGGCGGTCACATAGAGGCATTTGGAGGGTCGTTGGTGTACCAGAATGCGCAAATAGCTGGCGCTGGCCCTAACCGGGTGCTATTCGATGGAACGACTATTCTGTGCAGAAAAAACGTTAATGTATATAACTCAGTTCGTCAGATATTCGGGGCCAGTGCACCCGTATATGTCAACTTAGATAATGCACACCTCATATTTGAGAAAACAAACAATGTAGTGTCGGGGACATTGGTACCTGCCGCTGACGGGACATCAACCAACAACGCCAGGGTTAAAATACGCAGCCACATCGATAAACCTGAATATCTGCCGACCTATCGTGACTCACTCACTGCATGGATATTAAATGGCACATCCGGAACAGACATTACCGCAACCGGAGATGCAAGCATTGGTCTTAACTTTTTAACGACAGGGAGTGCCACAGTTAGCTATCTTCTTCTCGATGGTGAAATAGTTCTTGAGATAAATTGCCCAACAGTCACATCGTCCATCAGAATGTACATGACGACGCCAGTCTCTGTTGGTCGTGGCGATACAATATATAGCATGTGTAGTGTCAGGCCTGGCAACGCTACTGGGAATTTGAATATCTCAGGCCTTATCCGCGGTTATGGTCGTCAGACTAGCAACGCAAACCATGATGTGGTTGAGAATATAACGCTGGAAACCGCAGATACAACAGTTGACATGTTGCCGTATTTCTCAGCAGAGGGGATGCCGAACCCCGGTACATTTCAGTTCATATCAACGCCACCTCTGCCGGGGAAAGCGGACTATAAGGCGTTCTACTGCTATCCTGGGATTCGTTTCACAGGATTTGAGGGTAAAGTACAGGTGAAATTGCCCGCGTGGTGGTTCAAGTCGCGATAATTTCGTTGATGAGCCCAGCATACTGAGAAGCACGCTTTTATTATGTGTACATAAAAGCGTGCTTAAATTGATTTTGGTTAATTTATTATTGTTTAATTCACTGTTTGTGTGTTGTTTTTGATATAGTTAGAACGCCTGTTTGAGGTCCATATGTGAAGTAAAGTTGTCGACGTAGCGTGCGGCAACGCATGCGGGTACTTATACGGGTATGTGTTGAAGTGATATTTTTAAATTTTATAAATTACAGCAAGTTGCGTAACGAGTCTTGCTCCTGCATAGCGCGCCAGCTTCCTTTTCGGGAACAGTTACCGTAAAGCGCATCCGGGTTGATTTGCACTATCGGCTCCTTGTTGGGATTTTCGGGTGCGCTTTACCGTAACGGGTTCTCTCCTTTTCTTAATCTTCTTCTGTTGTAATCGATCTTTGCTAGACTCTAATCAGGCAGGTTCGCTGCCCGGCAACAGGAGATCGCCATGTCTGAGTCCGATCAACTGCAGGAGTTATTGCAACGTGTGGCGGCGCTCGAAGCCAGAGAGAAGTCGCTTACTGCCGCCTCCAACGCCTATCAGGCAATTATCACCACCATGCTGGGCAACCTGGCTCAACAGGAGCGTGACAAGATTATTGCGATGATCGATCAGGCGCATGAACTGGCTTATGCGCGTGCTATTCAGCGCTGCAACGAGCCGCAAAAGCAAAAAATCAAACAGGCCGACGATATCGCCCAGCGGATGTTTATGTTTGCTCAAGGCAAAAACTCGCTGCAACGCTAG